ACCATGTTGTTGTCGTAGGGCCATATATAAGACGAGGCAGCGGCGTGGATGTTATGATGCTGGTCGATTGCACCGCTCCTGACGGCGATGACCCATACCACCACTCAACAGGCTGCGCGGATATGACACGCCAACCAGACGTAATACTGTGCATCTCGACAAGGGTTTCAGTCCACCGCCGTTCCGGCGAACGTGTCCATCTGGCTACGATGTTTGTAACATAATTCGTCCCTACGGTGACAACGTTTGTGTAAACCAAGCCAACGCCTATTTCAGAGAAAAGGCCCGCCTTCGTGTACGCCCCATAGTCTAGTGATGGATACAGGTAGATATTCGTCGAGGCAAACTTAGGGATTAGCTCGTCTATCGTCTCATCAAACTCGGAAAGCATCGAGTGAGTGACTGTGGGATATGCCAGTCCATTAGTATATGAGTTTGTGTAGGCAACAGGAGCGATTGCATTTGTCACAATCATGGTTGACACAGTACCCGTTGCGCTGCTGTCTATGTAAAGTGTTTGGGTCCACTGCGGCAACGCAACGTCGACAACCCCACATCGCTCGACTATGCCGCTGTAAATCTGGGCTATTGGCGCATATTCTGCGTTTATACTGTACCAGTTGAAGTTCGTGCCTGCTGCAAGCGGGAACCCATCGAAGCCACCGCTACATGGTAGGTGTATCGAGATGAATATCGCCGAGATTATGTATAGTCTGAAGGGCATGGCTATTTGTGCTTTCGTTATAGGTGAATGTATGTAACGGAAATCTGTAATGCGTATTGCTTGTGGCTGAGGGGGATGCGCTTACAAGAATACTGCCATCCATATAGCTATTACGCGCACATTGCGCGTAGACGGTGCATGTTTCTGCAAGTAGCGTAACGTCTACCTGTGGGAATGTGATGGAACCCAGCCCGTGTTTATGTATCCTTCCAGCAGACACAGTGCAGACGGTCACCGGCGGGTCTTCTTCCGTCTCGCCTGCGTCTTTTGTCAATGCGAAGCCGAACGCCCATTTGGAGTAATCGACCCCGCTGCCCGTACCGCCGCCGCCGATGTGCAGTCCGTTCTGCGTCGCCTTGATCCAGAGGCCGTCGAACGCCTTGATCCCGTTGAGCAGCGAGCCTAGCGCGTTCCACTGCAAGGCACTGATCGCGTCGCCCTTCTGCAGGTTCGTATCGAACCGGGGTAGCGTGTTGGAGGTCCGGCCCATTATTCACCGCCCTCGGGTTCCGCCTCCGTGGCGCCGCCTTCCGGCATCCATCCTTCGGGCGCATCGCGCCACATGGAGTAATACTCCCAGATCTGCCGCTCGCGCCCGAAGGCGGCCGGGTGCTCGTAGGGCTCGACCTTGTCCTTGACGCAGATGTACTTGCCCGCGGTAAACGTGCGGCTGAAGGTCGTCCCTCCTAGCTGGGCGGAGACGGATGCGGACTCATCGCCGACCTTGCTGTCCCAGAAGGCAACTTCTGCCGCCGTCAACAGGCGCGAGCGGGCAAACACGTAATGATCGCGGATCTGTATCTTGACGACCTCCTCGCCCTCGACCACGTCGTTCACGTCCAGCGTGTCGTCCCAGTCATCCAACACCCACGGTTCACTCATGGCCGCATCCCTCCCGGCGGTTTCTTGTTGATGTCGTCAAGCGTCTTGTCGATCTTCTTGAGCAGGTCAACCTGCTGGACGGCGGGATCCTTGGCACCGCCGAGCCCCTGGCCGTGAATGCGAGTGAAGATCTCGCCCAGGTCTACGCCCTTGCGTGCCTGTCCTTTCGTCAGCCGTCCGTCGTCGCCGCCCCAGCCGGTAAGCCCTCGCATATCGCCGTCCATGGTTGGCGCAGCAATGCCGGCAAAGCGGTTGCGCCTGCCCGCCCAGATGCCGCGCTTGCCGGAGACGTCGCCGTCCGACCAGCCGCGAAGGCCGTCGCTGGGTGCTGGTTTTTCTTTTTCTGGTTTCTCCAGGTAACGCGCGACCAGGTCGTCGTCGGACTGGTTGTCGTACTGAGGGATTGCCCGGAAGTACTTCAGTACGCCCTCGCGCGTTGTCAAATCCTTTTCCCCGGTATCACGCCCGGTTCGCGGCTCTGCAAGCGCCGCCTCGATCGCCGCCCGCTCCGGCTTCACCAGATCCTTGAGATTCGCGATTGCACCTTCAAGACCGCCTTTTTTACCAAGCATTCCCGCCATATCGGCACCGGGACGGTAATCACCAGCCAGTAGCTTATCCGGATCGACCCCCAGTTTTCCCAGACCCCTCGCAAACTTCTTGGCACCCTCAATGTCCTTTTTGTCGATCAGTGAGCGGAATTCCTTTTCAAGGTCGATGTACATCGACGGGTCGGCTTCCAGAGCGCCTTTCAGTTTTCCTGCATCCCAGCCATCGCCATTCATCAGGCCTTTCATCCCTCCCATAAATCCGCCAAAGCCCGGTTTGGCACTATTGATTGATGCCTTTGCCGCTTCACCAAGAACGCGGCCGAGAATCGGCATCGCCTTCAATAGAAGGCTAACCGCCACGCTGGCACCGGCTTTGAATGCCTCCCAGATCACGTCGCCAATTGCCTTCATCACATCGCCGCTCTTGCCTGGCGTGGCCAGCGCCTTGCCGACCGCGCCGATGTCCATCAGCAGCCCCTTGACCTTGCCCGCCCACTCCTCGATCAGCTTCGATTCCTTGATCTTGTTGATGAACCCGCCGATCCCGCGCTCCATGGCACCGAACACCGCAGCCAGCCCGAGCCCCTCGACGATCTGATTGCCGACCTCCACACGGAAGCTCTTGAAGACGGAGACCAGCCCCACCCAGCGGTTAGCCAGACTGCTGGAGGTGCGCACGGCATCCCCCTGTGCGTCACTGGTGCCCTTCTGGATCATCTTCAGGCGTACTAGTAGCTTCTGCTGCTCCGTAAGCGGTTTGTTGGCCTTGCCGAAGCCCATCGCCGCCGCCTCGGCCTTCATGGATGCTTCGGTGATTACCACGCCAAACTTGCGGACGTTCTCGTGGTTGCCGACGAGTGCCCCGATGATCCGCTCCACCGCCTCGCCGCTGTCGATGTTGGAGAAGCTGCCGATGTCAACACCCAGTGCCGTGATCTCCTGCGAGAGTTTCGCCGCCTCGCCGCGGGCAATGCCCATCGGGACGAGGGTGTCCTGGATGCTTGCCATCCATCCCCTGACATCGTACTCGCTGCGCTTGGTACTGCTGGCGAAGTCCTTTGACCATGCACGCGCGGATCCGGACATGGCCTTGAACACCGCGTCGAACTTGCTTTCCATCTCGCCCACGGCCATGGAGTCCTTGACCGACCAGATCGCCCCCGCAATCGTGCCGGCAAACCCCACCTGCAGACCGCGCTTCATGATGCTGGCCATTCCGGAGACCATGCCCCCCGCCACCTTCAGCCCGGCACGCGAGAGCTTGCCAAGGGCACCGATGGCCCCGCCCACGGCGTGCCCGAGCTGGTTCTCACCAAAGATGCGGTACTTCAAATCACGTTTCGACATGTGGCGCCCTTTCCTTTACGATCCGGTCGCGCAGCGCGATCAGCGTATTCATGGCCCGGAACTCATACGAATCCGCCGAAACCATCGGCTTCTTTTCGGCCTTCGCAAATTCCTTTCGCTCGGCCTCACCGCGTTCGCCCATCACCGAGAGCTTGGACTCCACCTCGTCATTGCCGGCAATCCACAGCCAGTGGTCGTGATCCTTGCCGTACTCCCTCACCAGGGTTTCTAGCAGCAGGTGCAGACCCATGCCGCCGCCGTTCGCTCCCGCCACCGCCTTGAGCACGGCGTACTCGCGCAGCTTCAGCTCGTCGAGTGCCGTCACCAGCTCGATCACCGTGGCATCCATCCGCCGTGCCCACCGGCGCACCAGGCGCAGGAACGCACGCGGGGAGGGCGGGGACTGCCAGAATGCCGTTTCTTGCGTGTGTGCGGCTGCGTAGGCCTCTGCAAGCCTCACGTCCAGCTCATTGCACGGGACCGCCCCCAGAAGCTCGCCCAGGACCGCGTCCACGCCGATCGGCAGGCACCGCATCTGTGCGCCGCCCACCGTGACCACGGGAGAGAGCAGCCGACGGGCAAGCGCGGGGTCGGTCGGCTCCAGCACGCGCCGGGCGCAGAGCATGATCTCGGAAAGCGTCTCCAGGTCGTCGTGCGCATCGAGCACGACTCCCCGGTCGCGTAGTTCGCGGATTGTCTTGCGGGCAAGTTCAAGGTACCTGTGCATCCGGCGGCCTCCGCTCTTATGCTTCGGGAGCGGCGACGGCGTCCATGTACTCCCACCAGGAGGCGTTGTAGAGTTTCACGCCGTCGCGGGTCTCCTCGGTCGGCTGCTCGGTCACGTAGGCCCCCACCGGCGTGGTGATCGCCCCGCGAGCCTGCGCCGTGCAACTCTTCTTGAACCCGTAACGGTAGATCCCGCCTGTGCAGAAGTCGCTGACGCCAGCGGTGGCCGCTTCCTTCGGTACGTCGATTGAAAGCATCTCGACCGAGCAGCTCGACGCCGCGAATTCACCGGTGGATGTCGCGCCGAACTTGTTGACCACGCCGAAACCGCCGACAATCTCGATTTCAATCGTGCCGTCGTAGGTCGCGATCAGACCCGCCGCGCTCGGCTTCATCACATCAATCGTCACCTGCGGGTAATCGCTGTCCGAGCAGTTCGCGCTGAATCCAGTGACCAGGTAGTTCGTGTTGACGGCCACACCAAACGGAATCGTCAGCGTCGCTCCGGCCAGCAGCTCGATCGTCACCTGATACGTTTCCACCGGACGCAACGTGACCACGCCATCAGAACGGTACTTGCCCGCACCGCCCATTACTTCGTGGAACTCCTTGACCGGACCGCCGCGCACCCCGATCAGGTGAATGACGCCGTCCACCGTCGCCAGACCCAGAGGGTCATCTGAAACAACATGAAAATCCATCGCACCGCCTCCTTTTTACCGTTACCGATCAACACGCCCGCCCTAAAGCAATAGCCCGCGCGTCAATACCGGATCCGCAGTACCGCCTCCAGCTCCAGCGTCACCTGCCAGCAGCCGACCTTGTATTTCTCGACGCCCTTGTCGTCCATGACCGGGATATAGCCCCAGGTGACCTTCGGTGGCGCACTTGCCCGGCAGACGTAGACCGGCCCGTCCTGCTGGCGGATCGGCAACACCGAGAGCCACTGCAAAGCCGTCCGCTGGGCAAGGTCGCGAGCGGTCGGGGCGAAGTGCGTCTGCAGTATGCCGTCAAACTTGATTTCACCAGGGGGCATGTCCTTGAACGGGCTCGATTCCACGCCGCCGCCGATGTCCAGTGCCCAGGAGCCTGTCTGCGGGGGCAGCATCCCCAGGAACGCCGTCTTACTGGGGACCGCCCCGGTCGCCTCGCACAACACGCCGAAGATATAAGCCTCGCCCTCCGTCCACGCATCTGCCCTGTACTCGCTCATAGCAACACCTTCCTAACCTCGTTTTGTATGATCTGGCCAAACTGCCCCTCGTTCTCGAACACCGCGCGCTCGATGAACTTGTCATCGGCCCGCCCGCCCTTCTGGATCGTTCCCGGCCCGCGCTCGTGCCACGAGATGCCCTTCTGCTCGTGGATCCTGAAAGCGTACTTGCCGGCCTCTGAATTGGTGGCGATGAACACCTCGGCATTGTCGGAGCCGTGCGTCATGGAGATGGAGCGTTCGAGACCGCCCGGCTTGGCACGGCTGGTGGACCGTTCACCGGCAGCCCGCCGCCGCTTGATCTTGCGCAGGTTGTTTTTCGTGGACTGGGTGGAGGAGCGGGGGGCATTGCGGACGGCCTCGCGCTTGGCGATCATGCCGCACTTTAGCATCGCCCGCGGCAGCGCCTTGTCACGGACGCCCGCCGCCGAGGCTCGAAGCAGGGCGATTTCCGCGCCGATGTTGGGTGGTATGATCTGCATACAGATGGCAGATCGGTCAAGCGCAAGATCTTTCGCTCGCCTATTTACGCTTGGCAGAACGCCGACCGGCAATCAGCATCCCGACCACGGCGGCCAGTCCGGCACCACCAAGCAAAGTGCCGCCGACATTCCGATCGTGCAGGATGCAGACGACGGAACCGGCGATAGCGGCGGTACAGATCAGGAATGCGCACAAAAGGCCAGCCCCTCCGTAGAGATGCTCCAGCACCTGCTCGCGGTGCTCCATCTGTCGCCGGTGCAGGCTCTGGTCCTCCGCCATCTTCATCATGCGTTCTGCCGCACCCGGAAGAATGGCGTTAAACTGCGCGAAATGCTCAGGATGCGGGAGCGGTCCTGAATACCCCTCAAGCCGCTGGTGCTGCACTTGCACCTGCCGCACACTGGGGGACTGCCTACTTTGCCGCTGCATGCTTCTCGACATGGTGCTCCCTAGCGAATCCATCAAGCGCAGCCTGCATATCCTGCCCGACCACCTTCCAGTCGGAAGCCAGCGCGGCGGCATCGGTCGCATAACGGTAGCGACGCTTGCGCGGAGGCAAAGGTCCCGCAAACATCATCGCGGCACCCTTGAAAAGATATTTCACTCGTTCGGTCATGGCAATCACCCTGTTTTTGTTGGTGACGCCATATTAAACCGATCCGCCGGTTAATGTCAACCGGGAATGGCCTCCGCAACAATCCGCTTGCCATCACACGCCGGAAACAGGCACAATGCGAGCAACCAACAAAAGGAGGGTGATATGTCGGCAAAGAAACAAAGCACGAGCAAAACATCAACACTTGCGGCCAAAGTTCTGACAGGTGTCAAGAAACCGACGACCAAGGAGGTAAAGAGTCTGGCGGCTTCCGTGCTTGGACAAGACGAGAAAAAAGGCAAGCGCTAATCAACGCAACTTGCGGCGTCCGGTAATGCAGCATTTCGGGATCTGCATCCGGCCGCCGCATTGAGGATTGTCGTCGGCCAGGTCAGCCATACTCTGCGCCAGCATTATCGCCGATTCATCCTCTGCGACCACGAAACCGACCGACACGCACTCGCACACCCCAAGTGATTCAATATCATCCATCCGGACCCACGAGGATGAAGGCTGCACGCTGTCAAGCCAACGGATAAGCTCGGGAACACGCTTCATACCGATGGCCGCGCGGTCAAGCCTCTAGCGGCTCGAACCGGATGCCGTTAAGTCAAAATATCAGGATCATCCTCGTAGGGATCCTCAATCGGCTCGCCGGTCAGTAGAGCCGTCTTGAGAAGCTCAAGAAGCCCCTCTTCACCACCGCCATCAAATATGTCTACTGGGCACTCACCAAAGCGTTTCTCGTATAATTTAGACGCTTCCCGTAAGTTCTCGACAGTTATGTCTTCAATCTTCATAACCCTATACTACTCCTGATCCATTTCATTGTCAACGGCATCATTTCGTCATATTCCGTCCAGTTGTTTATGGCTGCGCGATAACCGTTTGCATAAACCTCTTTGTACCCCTGTACTCCGTCCAGTTTTTTGTAGTAGGAAACAGGATGTCCTTCACCAAGCGCCCCCTTGCTGATGCCTCCAAGCGAATCACGCATCCCTATAACCCTTTGCCTTAAATCAATATTCGCCGTGTAATAGTTTTCTACTCCCAGAGCTTTGGCAATCTCTTGTTTATGCGTCAATGAGTTCCTGTCGTATTCGCTTTTCCATCCGCCACCATGCTTTTCCTTGGCTGTCTTCTTAAACGCATCGTAATCGGCTTCGATCGCCTTGCGCAGACCTTCATCAATCACACCATCCTTGATCACGCCGGTCTTTGTGTGGATTGCATGGGCAATCTCATGATCGAACACGCTTGGTGCTCCGTACCAATTCAACGGATCAGTGTTCATATAGACCTTATGCTCACTTGGTCGGTAAAACGCCTTGTTTTTGTTGCTTCCTTTTTCGGTCTTCGAATCCACCAGCGGCGGCAGGTCAGGCATCAGCTTCAGTACCTGTTCCGGGATCGCATCAATCCGGGCAAGCAGTGCATCACTGAATCCGGCCTGTTTGGCGGCCTCCTTGTACGCATCAAGCACCGGATTCGCCTTCGGCTTCTCTGCAACCGCAACCGCCTTCGCCGTCACGTCCACGCCCCGCTTGGTCTGCAGCGAGTAGAACCCCTTGTCGAACTCCGCCTTGCCCGCCCCGGCACGGTCCAGCACCACCCAGCCGCCCTTGGGAGAGTTGCGCGAGAACGCGGGTTCCTCGCCCTTCTTCGCCAGCCGGAAGTGCGGCAACTGGTCCAGCCGCATCTGGTCCAGCACATTGTCCGGAATCGCATCGATCGCCTCGTCGAACCGCTCGCTCACCATGCCCGACCGCGCCCTGTCCTTCAGCCGGTCCCGCATCACCGCCCGCCTGGCCTCCGCTGCCGACATGCCGCCATCGCGGTAGCGCTTCTGGTTGATCCCGTCGGAGTACGCCCTGACCGCGTCCGGATCCTCCCAGGCACCCGGCGACGGCTGCTCCGCCTGCCGTTTGATCTCGTCGGCTTCCAGATCCTCGTCGATGTACTCCAGCCGGTGCGTGCAGTTCGGGTGCCACATGCCCGCGTCCAGACTCTGCTGGTACGTCGGGAACCGCCCGCCACCCTCACCGCTACCGGCCACGCGGATAATAACGCCCTGCCACGCCTCGCAGATGGGGCAGGGGTCGCCAGCGTCAGAGCTGATCCGGGCCAGGGAGAAGCCGTTATCCGCCAGCGTGTCAATCTCCACCTCCCTCGAAACCCGTTGCATCGTCGTGCGTGTCAGCATCTGGAGGTAGCGGCTGTTCGTCCATTCGTTGCCGCCGCGATCGACAAACCGCCGCCCGCTCTCGTTGCCGGTCTGCCGGTCCCAGGCCTGCTGCAGCCGCTTGTGTGTCTCGTTGGCCGTCCAGCCCTCGATGACCTGCTGGCGAAAGGTGTCTACCGTCGCGCTTCGCAATTGGCGAATCGAGGCGTCGGTCATGCTGCGGGTGAAGACGGCCGCCAGGTGCTCACCATTCTGTGCGTTGATCATCTCCTGGTACCGCTGTACCCGCTCCCGGTCGAACCGCATCAGGGGGAGCTTCTTCCCGGTCGCCTGCATGATCTGCCCGGCCGTCTCTCCCGCCCAGACCGGACCGCCCGTCCTGACGATGTCGCCCAGCCATTTATCGAAGTCCAGGGAGAGGGAGGCGTAGATGCGCGTTATTTCCGCCTCCAGCGCGTCACGGTGGCGCTTGGATGTGGCGGCCTTGGGATCACGCGCCATTGATGCGATCTTGCGGTTGGCGCTCTCCTGGGCGGTTCTGAGGCGCTCCTTGAGTTCAGCGGTGCCGGTCGCCTCGATCCGGCGTTCCAGCTTGCGGATCTGGAATGATGTAAGGCGACTCATTAACGCTCCTGGTAGCGGGCATCTCACCCGCCTGGTTGCTGTGGGCAACTCCTAAAACTGGTAGCGGGGGCCGGATTCGAACCGGCGATTACCGGATTATGAGACCGGCGCCTTGCCACTTGGCTACCCCGCAGTTATCAACCCCTTGAAAGCATCACGCTGGGAGCACCGCCCAGCCAGCGCCAGACCGACTGCGGCCAGACATGCGGCCTGGGCGTTTCCCGCGCCGCCTCCACGTCCCCGCTGGACGCACCGATGTACGCCGGGACCGCCCCACCGCTGCCAGGCGAGGACGAGCACTTGATCAGGTGCATCGCCAGCTCATAGCACGCATAGTCCAACCGCACCCGATCACCCAGCACGCTATCCGCCGAAGGGATAGCCTCGCCCATGGCCGACTCGATCTCCCGCTGCGCCTGCATGAAGGCAGCCCCACGAAGCTGCTCGCTCACTCCAGCGAACAAGGAGCCGTCAACGTGCCCCTGGAAGTACCACTGGTATGCTGTAGTGCCGAATGCCATCACACACCCGCCTTGGTCTCGTCCAGACGCTTCCAGCCCTTCTTCAGCCAGCCGTCAAGACTGGTACTGGTTACCGTCGCCGAAATCCCGTTCTTGACCACCACCACCAGATGCCGCGTGTCCGTCACAGGTGCCATCTTTTCTTTCGCCTTTGCCATAGTGATTCTCCCGTTGGTTATGGATGTCTATGCTATTGGCCCGCCCCTAAACAAAAAGAGCCCCGACAGACCTTTCGACCTGTCGAGGCTCCCCAACAACTGGAGGGTAATCCAGCTTACTTCTTTGTCCGTTTCGGCTTTGCTTCCGGCTCGGATAGAGGAGCCACTTCCCGCTCCCATCCATCAGCCGCCAGACGCGCCTCGTCCGACTCGTTCGCAGTAATCCGCTTATCGCCGCGGAATAATTCAACAGTGGGGATCTGGTCCATAATACACCTATCTTGTTATTCCGTGAACACGATTGCCGCGCTTGTCACATAACCACCATCAGCAACCATCAGGTAGTTTGTGCCAGCAGCCTCGCCAACAACAACGGCCGTCGCAGCACCTGTCGCACCTGTCAAATAGACGTAGTGGGTATTTGCCGTGACGGTTTGTAATGCGGCCCCCCCGGACATGGTAACGCTCTCGACGTTATTCGTCGCGGGAACGCCATTGGCAGCATCACCGACCCAGACACGCAACACGCGACGCTGCGCAAGGTTGGCCCCGCCCTGCCCCTTTGCCTGGAGCGTCACCGTATTGGTAACGCCAGCCGCGACAGCCGTCACACCAGGGGCCCCGACAGACGAGGCCGCCAGCGCATCAACCTGCGCCTTGCGGGCTCCGCCGTCGTAAAAATCGTCCGGAATCGGAATGTCCGGCAGACCCTGCCCGAAGGACAACACCGCCAAGAGCATCAACACCACGCCCCCTGAAATCCATTTCATTTTGCATCCTTCCTACCCCCTTGCGGGGTTCTCCCCGGCGGCCCTTGCCAGAACCGCCGGGGACGGTTTAACACAATCAACCAGCGACCAGGCAGCCGCCATTCGGCTGGATCACGCGGGCACCGACGAAGCAGTCGAACACCACGCTATCCGCCAGCGTGGTCAGGCTCGAATCCTGCGAAACGCGGATCCCGATGCCGTTGTACGATTGCACGACGCTATTGCCGCCCATGAGAGGCTCGGGAGCGACAATCGCGCCCGTCATCGCGTTCGGGTGGAACGCAATGTTCGAGTAGCCCGCCGCCTCGAACGTCACCAGGTCGTCGTCGGCTTCATCCGCGGTCAGTGCCGGGAAGATGGACAGCGTCGCCTTGTTGGCGGCAATCGTCGCATCCTTGCGCACGACGTAACGGGTGGTCGTCCCCGCAACCGTGAACACGGTACCGGCCTTGATCGTCCCGGTGGCCTCGGTGAGGTCCTTGATCGCCAGCGTGGTGCTGCCGGCCGCAGTCGTCCCGTCCACCAGCACCGTGCCGCCAACGTCGCCACGAGCGAACGCGCCAAGCAGCGGATTGCGCACGAAGGTGAATCCGTAGCGCTGCCCCAGCGTGGCGCTGCGCAGGCCGTTCGGTCCGTCCTGCCCGTAATCCTGGCTGGTGAACTGCGCCAACTGCAGGAAGCTCTCCTCGACGGTCGTGTCGACCATCATCACGCGGCCGGCTTCCGGAATGAAGTTATCATTCAGGACCTTGTTCGCGCGGGCGATGTGAGCGGCGGTGCTCGGCCGATTCCCGATCGTGCCGGCAAGGTACGCACGGAAGACTTGCATCTGGGCCGTGAAATACTTGTCGATCGTCTGCGAGAACGAACGCATAACCGGGATCGTCACCAAACGGGTGAAGTCGTGAAGCTGCAGCGACTTCTGCTTGGTGGTCAGATCCACGCGGTGATACAGGTGCTTCTCCAACGTAAGCGGGACCTCGGTCTCGACGATAGACGTCGCGGACGTGGATCCTGCGAATTCATTGGCATCGCCAAGAACGGGCGGGACAGTCACTTTCATCTCGTCGCCGATCTTGTTACCGACGAACTTCGCCTGGTGGTCACGATGGACCAGATTGCCGGCAACCAGAAGGTTGTCGAGCACGATTGACGCATCACGCGCCACTTCCCCCGGGGTTACGAACTGATTGCTCATAGCTGCTTCCTCTCACTTTCTGCCTGTTAAATCAGGCCTGCTTTTTTTAGATCGGCGGCGCGTTCGGCTGGTGTCATCTCCGACACCGGCTTCCCATCGACGCCCCTTGGTACATTCGGCTGGTGCGCCGGGCTGCCGCTACCGTGGCCCTGATCCAAGATCACGGCCTTGTTGCGTGCCCGGAAGGTCTCGACAACAGGTTTGATTCGGTCCTTGTCGGCAAGCTCGTCGTCCGAAAGGGCAGCGAACTCACTGACTAGGGCATTGCGCATGATCATTCCGTCGACTTCCTTGACAAACTGCAGCCCGCTCTGGCGAATCACGTCGTCAAGCTTCTGCTGGCGGACCAACTGGGCTTTCTCCGTGCTTGCCTGTTCGAACTGCTTGGTGAGCTTCGCTACCTGCTCCTGTAGCTTCTGGGACTCCGTCTTGCCCTTGCTGCCAGCCTCTTCCAGTTGCGCTTGCATCTCTGCGAGCTTGTCCTGGGTGGCCTTCAGGTCCGCCGCTGCTTTTGCCGCATCGGCTTCGGCCTTGCGCCGAGCAGCCGTAGCCGCACTACTCAAAGCCTCGTCAGGATCATACGAATCAAGAAATGTTTTCTCCTCGTCCGTAAGTGCCTCGCCCTTTTTCACCTTCGCCAGTATGTCTTTCAGTTTCATGCCTTTTCTTCTCCTGTCATCCAGGGTTTTTCATATGGGACCCAGATCCCCAGCCTGATAACGCGCCCCAGGCAGCAAGGCGATGTCTGTAAATGGCCTGTTAATCAAGTTGCAGTGCGCGAATCTTGCCACGCAGTATCTCGGCGAGCTCGTCGTCCTCGTCGGTTACGGCGGCAGCCAGTGCCCGGTCAAGCGCATCTACGCCACGGCCACCACTACCGATCATCCCTTGCGCCGGCATTTTGCGAATGGAATCTAGCATCCGTTCCTTGATGTCGTCCGGGATCTTGTTGATCTGCCCCAGAAGCTCGACTACCGAGATGCGCAACCACTCCTCGACGGGCGCTGGCAGATCAATAAAATTCCCGAGCTTGATCAGGTTGTCGATATTGCCTTCGGTGTTCGGAATGCTGAATTCATGCGGCCACACGGGCACGTACTCCTTGAACTGCGGGTCTATCTCTTTCGACATCTGAACCAGCTTGGTCTCCGCCTCTTCGAGCACCCGCGCACGGGCACCGAGCGTGGCCTCGATGTCCAGGTGGTCCCACTGCTTGGCTTCGGCGCTGGCCACCTGCCGGGATTCCTTGGCAAACATCGCTAGACCCGCCATATCAAACAGGTTTTCGCGTAGGGCCTTGGTTTTTTCCTGCAGGATCTTGAAATCCTGTGTGTTCGGCGTCAGGTAGCGGGTTAGGCCGCTATCCTCGGAAGATTCTAGGAATGGGTATTCGAGGCCGCGAACCATCTCGCGGACCATACCCATGACCTGATCATCCGCGGACACCCCGAAGCGCTCTTGAAGGCGCATGACCATCTGATCGGCGGCATTAGCCGGGATGACGAGCTGCGGGTAGACCGACTGGCTCAAGTTCTCGTTATCCAGGCTTTCCATGTTCATCGCCGCCGCCTGGATCATTTCCACGTCATCAAACCACCAGGGGGACGCGGAGGGCACTCCGATTAGGACAAAGGGGATTTCGCTGGAGCTTACGGTTCCGGACCCGCCATCCACCGGCTCCGTGTCCCTGCCGACAATCAGTCGCTGATAGGTGACTACGCCATCCTTGCGTCGCCAGAGTGTGCGGACATGCGACTCCAGCGCCTCGGTCTCCGGGTCTTGATTGTCGTAGCGCTCCTCATCCGTAACCAGCCAGAGCAGATCCCCGTTTTGATCGAACGCCCAATCAACGACCTCAATCGATGTCCACACCGACCAATAAACCCGATCCCCGTTCTCTTCGCGTCTTGCGAGCGTCCTGGGCATCGGTAATCCTGTCACTGGATCCATTTCGGGCGCACCGCGATCGACCTGCAGCCAGCACCACTGCCCGGCCGTCAGCGTTTCGGAAACATCCTCCCAGAACTGATTAACAGTCAGCTTCGTGGTTGTCACGTCCAGACTCCACTCATCACCCATACCGTTGCGGGTGATTTCGCGTGAAAACAGGTAGTCGTTGATCTTTTTCGAGATCCGCCCCGCATCGTTGATCAAATACGCGCGTTCGCGACGACCAGGGATGCCGGACCCCGAAACCCCGAACCACGAGCGGTCAGACTCATTCGGTTGCCGCCAAAGCCGGGAACTCACATACGGACGCCCGCCGCGCAAAGCCAGCAGGTTGTAGGTGAGCTGGTCTTCTCGTGTTATCAGAATCTTGTGCTTGCGGGTGGCGACGATGTTCGGCATGGGAAACCTCCTGCTATTGGCCTGTGTCTAAACCAAAACTCCCGATCCGCGCGGCCCGTCGAGCTTCATGACCATGTACCGGACCGTGTCCATCGCGTGATCCCGATCCTTTACCGGCTCTTCCTTGTCGTTGCGCCCGTCCTTCGATTCGGGCCAGATGTAGTCGTAGAATTCGCCGATCACCTCACGGCATGACTCATGCACGATCAGGCGTGGCTTGCCGTCCGGCAACACCTGCAAACGCTTCTTGACGGCGGCAATGCCCGTGGCGACCTTCTTGTTGGCCGGGATCGTAATGACGCCGTGCCGGTGCAGCGTCGCCCGGTCCTCGGCATCGTGGTCGGCAACCGTCCAGAGCACCGGCCCGGTAGTCGCCTGCTTAATCGCCGTCGCGTGGTCTTCCACGATTACGCCGGCGACGTATCGCTCCCGCACGATCCACAGCCGCCCGTCCGGATCAATCAGTCCCCAGAGGCACACAAACGGATTGGAATAGCCGAAGTCGATCCCACGCACCTTCCGCCAATGCTCGGAACCGGCGGGCAACGCACCGCGCCAGACATGCACATCCTCGTCAAACTCGTCATAGACCGCACCGTCCGCCTCGCACCACTCCCCCTTGAGCATCCGGCGCCGCTGCGTCCCTGACAGCGCCTCCAGCGTCGCCAGTGCATCAGTAGGCAGGTGGGGATTATCGTAGGGCGTCCAGTGCTGCCGACGCCAGGTGGCAGCGTCCGGGAACGGCTTGCCGGTCTCCGGGTCCTGGAGCAGCACCCCCGCCTTGTACAGCCAGTGGCGCTGGTTCTTCGGGTTGCAATCCAGGATCAGCTTGCGGACCGGAACGCCCGGATGCGCCAGGCGGGTAAGCACCGTCTGCACCGTGCCCCAGGAGAGCTGGGTAGCCTCGTTCAGGAAAATATGACCGTACTCCGTGCCGAGGATCTTGTCCACCCGGTCCTTGTCATCAAGCCCGCCGATACGAATGAACGAGCCGTTGCGGTGCCGGATCTCCAGGTCGCCGTCGCGGAATGACCAACTGCGCCGCCCAGCCAGCAGCCGCCGGAGAGTGTCTTGGTACAGCGATGCCTTGGCGTGCTCGCGGAATTTCCGGCCGATCAGGATCGGCGTGCCCCGATAGCGCTCGGCCTCGACCGCCAGCCAGGCGCATATCAAACTGGTCTTGGTGGACCGCGCCCCGCCGTCGAACAAGATGCGCCGAACGGCCGGATTCTCCAGGATATACAGCCACGCGCCGGACTGCTTCGGCGTTAGATCAAGCGGAGGCATTACTAGCCACTCCCTGAGGATGCACCACGACAAGCGGCCCCCCTTCATCCCCCGTAACCTCATGACGCTCAACCCACATGCCCAGGTACTTACCTAGCAGCTCCAACGCCTTGGTCTTATCCAGGAGCTTTATCCGAAGGCCGTGCTGACTCTCGCCCACGGACTCGACGCATCGCCGATGATCATCGTCCAGATCCTCGGTTGGGGTGATCCGCACCGCCTGTCGCTTGGAGACCGTAACAATTTTCGACGGATCATGAAACGCGATCCGCGACAGTTCCTGCAGAACCCGGTCCACCGTAATCTCGTTGCGCTTGGCCGCCTCCGCCTGGGCCTTGGCAATTGCCTCGGTAATTGCCGGCATCCGTAACAGCCGCTTCGCCGAATGCACAGCCGACCGGGGGGAGTACCCGGCACGGATCGCGGCCTGCGTTGCATTCCCGTCCACCAGGAACTCACGCACGAACGCCGCCCGCCGCGCCTTCATACCCGGATGCCGTGCCTCGTGTGTTTTTTCGCTGACTGCCATGTAAATGGCCAAATCATCAGCATCGCGGTAGTCATTCCGGTAGTCATTTAACCCCGGTAGTCGCCAAATGACTACCGCCAAGACGCAAAAACGCCAATGAAAACACTATTGAAAAGCCTACTAAAGTGTCGGGGGTTCGATTCCCTTCCTCGCCACCACCCTTCTAAACACCTTGACTCTATTAGTGTTTCGTGATTTCATACCTCTAGGCCGGTAGTCGTTACGGTAGTCATTTGACCGGCTGGGGAGGGTAATCATGGCAAGCATTGTGTGGAGAGCAGACCGGGGGAAGTGGTATGCCTATTACCACATAAACGGGAAGCATACCGGGACGCCGATCCCGGAGGCACCCGCGCGCAAGACGCTGTCCAAGCACGAGCGGGCATTGCTTCAGGCCGAGGCCGAACGAATCGCCGAGGGGAAGCGGGACGTGGCGATTACAGAGATCGACATTGAGACGGCTTCGGCCTTCTGGCTGGATGACGTCAAAGCAACGTGCTCACTGCGGACATACGAACGCTACAGGACAACGGCAAAGCTGTTTCTTGACTATCTTGTGCCTGTCGGAAAACGGATACCAGCAACAAATGTGACCATGAGTTCAATCCGAGGGTTTAGGGATAACCGGCTTAACGGACACGCGGCATCGACGGTCATCAATGACTTGAAATGCCTGCATGCCATGTTCGAGTGGATCAGGAAGCAGCGGACAGGCGGCATCCGGTGGATACCGGAGAACCCGTGCGAGGATGTCGATTATCCGAAGCGAGCAGTCAGGAATGTCGTGTTCCCGACTGACACGGAAGTCGGGAAGATGCTGGCCGCCCTAGTTGATAAACCGGTCGAGTTCAAGGCACTCGGTACGCTGGGTGCGTTCGCGGGTATGCGCCGCAACGAAATCATCCTGCTTCGGTGGGACTGGGTAGACCTCGATCGCGGTTTGATCTATGCCCACGGCAAGAGCAAGCAGCCCCGTCCGATCCCGATTCACCCGAAGGTCAGAGTGCTTCTGGACAACATACCTCGGTTGGGTGATCTTGTGCTCCCGTCGCCGTATGCAGCAACCGGGCAGCAGCGAAGCCCGTTCGTGGCCCGCGAGTTCAACGACTGGCTTCGGGATCTTGGATTCAGGTGGACGCATCACGGTCTTCGACGGTGGTTCAATGACAGGCTGCGACAATCTACCGGATTGACCGCCTCGGCACGAAGGCTTGTGGTAGGTCACGAGGACGAGGCGACGAACCGGCTGTACCAGAATCCGCAGGCGGAGGAAGCCCGTCCGTTCGTGGAGGCTCTAGCGCCTTGAGAATGGCATCCCCGCGGATGAAGACCTTGCGACTGCGTCCGTAAGGCCTCCTGCCGCCCCAGGCGAGCAGGCAGCGGGTCAGGGCAGGCGGAGACAGGGACGGGAAGGCTTCGGCGATTTCCGCGCGCTCGTAGACGGTCTGCGGGTCGATCTTGATCATTTGCGGCCTCCTGACTTGATGAAGCGTTCCATCTGGACACGTGACTTGTAGTCCAGGATCGAGATGAACTCCGGCCACCGGCTGACGATCTCGCGCAGGACGGTGGACAGGTTCTGGGGGGTACACCGGGCGCGGTGGGCAACCTGGCATTGAGCGACTGGGTTCGACAAGACGTTGCCCTCGACGGCGGCATGGAAGACCAGCAAGGCGATCTCCCGCTGCCGGTCGGTGAGGTAGAGTAGGCCGCGTCCGATATGCACCTCGGCGGCCATGACCGAGAGGCGTACCTGGTCGTCCGGATCGTCGCTCGCGGTAGCATCCGCCATGATCGCGGCGGCAACCTGGGCAAGAGTCTGGTCGGACTCGTCGCCGGCCTGCATCGAGACATGCGACTTGCCGTGATTGTTTTCCTGATCTCCGGTGAAGTGGCATCTAGCGCACGGCGTCTTGCTCCAGGGGCAGCGGGCGTAGTCTCCCCGCTGTACTTTTTCGGCTTCTGGGCATTTGTGGCATTCGGGCATGATGTTTCTTTCTCAAAACTGCAAAGGTTTGTTGTTTCGTTTTCTGGCGGCCAGGTGGTCGAGGTACTGGCTGAAGGCGTCGAGTTCGGCTAGCTGCTTGGATTGGTTGGCGGTCACGTCCGGCACGTTCCCGGTCAGCGAGCACCATCGGGAGACGGTACCCGCGAACGCGGCGAGGGTGACACGTTCGGCTTGTCGTTGGTCGGTCGTCACGGCGTCACCTCCCTGGGTTTGAGGGAAGGGGTCGCGGGATTATAAATCTGTGTGTGTGGGGGGGAGGTGGCGACCCCCCCACATATATATTTATATATATGGCGACTTGCGCACTTGAAAGCCAAGCAGCTAGTGACTTGCGCAGCTTGCGCGAAAGTCACGAAAAACAGGCTTGCGCGTTCGCAAGCCAAGTCACTAGAGACTTGCGCAGCTTGCGTCATGATTTACCTCCGTTGATGATTAGGCCGTCATGCCTCTTCATTTTTGTATACTTGTCGATGCGTGTTCTTGTCGCTTGCACCGACATGCCCAGCTCTTCGGAGACTGCCTTGACGGTAGCCTGCCCGGCACCGCCGCAGGCTTCGATAGCGGCCTCGGTTTCGAGGCGCATGGTCTGCGCCTTCTCCTTGGCGGCCTGATCCTTGGCGTTCTGCTGGGCCTTCCAGGGTGGTTCCTCGCCGGTGGCCTTGGCGTCGGCCAGCAGGTTCCAGTGGTCGGCCTTATGGGTTGGGTAGTCAAACCAGATGCGGATCGGCTTCGGGGTGGCAAACTCGCGGAGAGTGCCCTCGATGCGCCAGCCGGACATGTGCTCGGCTTTTTCGCGGCCTGCGAACGCGGCCTTCGACAGGTCCGCCGAGTGACGCGACCAGCGGGCCTGGGCGGCCTTCAGGAAGCGTGCCGGTTCGGCCCTGTCCAGTTCATCCACCTGGCCGGGCACCTGCCCTATATCACGGATGGCCTGCTCGATGGCGACGCATACGGCCTTGCTGACGACCTCCTTGCGGCGGTTGGCGTCGATCTCCAGTTCGATGAAGTCGAGCACCGCGTCCGGATCCCGTCCGAACACGCCGGAACCGGCGGCGCGGTCAATCGCGCGTTTCTGGCCCTGGCTGCCCTTGGAGTGATGGTGGCAGTAGATGACAGCCGCCGATAATGCGGCCGCGATCTTGTCGAACTGGTTGCAAAAGGTAGCCATATCCTCCGCGCTGTTCTCGTCGCCGGTCTGGACCTTGTAGATCGGGTCGATGATCACGGCGATGTAGCCTTTGCGGTGGGCCCGGCGCAGCAGTTTCGGAACAAGCCGGTCCAGGGGGACCGAGTGGCCACGCAGGTTCCAGACGTCGATGTTTGCCAGATTGTCCGGTTTCCATCCCAGTTCGGTATAGACATCCTTGAACCGGTGCCAGCAGGAACGGGCATCAAGTTCAAGATTAAGGTAGAGGACCGGTCCGCGCTTGCAGGGCAGCCCCATCCATTCACGGCCCTCGGCCACGGCGATGCAGAGCTGAATCAGGGCGAAGGACTTTCCGGCCTTGCTAGGTCCGGTGAGCAGCAGCTTGTGACCCGTGCGCAGGATGCCCGCAATGAGTTCGTCTGCCAGTGGCGGAAGATTGTCCCAGACGCCGGACAACGGTTCCGGGTTCGGAAGGTCGTCCTTGAGATCCTCGACCCAGTCAACCCAGTCTGTCCAGGAACGTTTCCCGCAGGGGCCGCTGATCATGTACTGGGGTTTGCCGGCGCGGGCGACACCGGGTAGCCTGGAAAGGCGGGATGGGTTGCGGTTGGCAGGATCCACCTTAAGGCCGTTCTTCTCGACGATCTTATAGAGATAGTCCACCCGTTTCCGGTACTCGTCTCGGTCGGCTGCATCCACCTTCACCAGGGCGTGGATGGACTTGTTACCAGAGTGCACGATTGCTGAACACGGGAGGTCCAGCTCCCGGATGACGGCGAGCTGCTTGCCGAGATCCTCGTCGTCGGCTTCAAGGAGCGCATGGCGGAAGGCGGTGACATTCTCGTCGCGGACGCCGTTGCCATCGAGCGGGTTGATCCGGATCCACGCCCCGACCTCATCCTTGGTGTCGCCGATGACTTTGCCTATGTCCCCCTTGCAGTTGCCAAGCTCCTCTAAAAGCTCCCCGGCCGTACGTTTGTACATACCCTTTTGCGGGAGCCACTTGCCAAGCCGGTCATTGAACCAGGTCACGGTCACGATGCCAACCAGCTCCTCTGACTCGAACATCGCCTCCAGATAGCGCGAGAGATCCCCTGGTGCCCAGTCGGACGCCGGCGGCGGGATCTCCTCGGTGGCCAGCCAATTGGCATCCACCACGGACGGGACGTCATCGAACGAGAGCGGCTTTTTCTTTGGCGCGATATAGAGCGAATCGCCCCAGTCGAGGGCGCCGTCACCGTCGTCATTCCATGCGGTAGAGGTCGGGACCGTGCCTCCCTGCTGCTTGACCAGGTCAACCAAGCTCGCTATTGTGACGCGTCCGCTGCCGTTACCACGGAACGAATTCCATTTCTCGGTACATTCGCCATTATGGTAGCGGTCTGGATCCCGGCGGCTCCAATCGTCGAAATCGGATGCTGAGCAGCCTGCATCCTTCAGGGCCATGCCAACACGCATCCATTCGTCGTATGACAGGTTGCGGGGGTCGATTTCATTGAGGCACGCTCGTGCCCGGTCGGTGTCTTCGCTCATGGTCTAAAAATCTTTCTGTTGTTATTGAATAGTGCTCTTGGTGCTGTTATTGAATAGTCCCGCATTGCTTGTATCCCATTCGTTCACCACGGCCGCAATGCCCAAGCGATATTGCACGCGGATACATTACGCAGTAGTCGCAGCCGCATTCATATCCGTAATACGGCAGATGCCGACACACGCAAATGGCGAATCTAACAATCCGCCGGACCGTACCAGCAAAATCCGCAAACGGTTTATTCATGATTCACCTCTTTCCCCGGCTTTTGCTGGCCGGTCAGCGTGGGCGTTGGCAGCCGCCCATGCCATCCGTGCAACCCTGCCGGTATGCTCTTCTATATCCTCACCTGGCTTCGGACCGATGGCGGACCCGATTTCATCCCACCAGCGTTCGAACGGTGTCATTTGCAGACGGCGGACGTTGGCGGCTGCGCGCGCAATGGCCTTGTTCTTGGCGTCCATAGTGGTTGCGTATTCAGTTGGTGAACTCATGCTGCGCCGTCCTTCCCTGGCTTAATGTCATCCGGAACGCGCCAGCCGTTGGCCGCGATTCGGGTAATTAGTTTGTTTGCCGATTCGAACGGCATTGAGCCGACCTTCTTGAAACCGAACTTTTCAAGACAGCGGACCTGCTTGGGCGTCGCGAATCCGGCTGACCGGCGCATCTGGAGCTTCTCCACGAGCTTGGATGCCATACCCGCGCATGTTACTTCATCCGGGAAGATCCCCGCGTCCTCGAGCTGTTTAAGCTGCTTTTTCGAGGGGGGACCCATCTCCCAGCCGAACGCGGGCTGGTAATCAACCAGATCCTCGGCATTGACCGAGACGGCCCACTGTAGCGGATCCACCAGCTTGTTCTTGCGGTGGCGCATCTTCTCCAGCTTCTCGGCGAGTGCCTTTTCGCGTTCGGCCACCACGCGACGCCGGGCTTCGTCCATTGATTCATCGCTGGTGACTTCGATCTCGACGCCTGCGGCCGCTTGTTCCTCGGCCATGTCGGTGAGTGCCTTGGCAATCTCGGCATCCTCTGCCACGACGTGCGCCGGACGGCACAGTTCGAGACTGTCGCCAAGGTAGAGGTTATCCAGAACCAGCAGGTGATCCTTGCCTGGATGAATGCGGGTGCCCCGTCCAACCATCTGGGAGTAGAACGCGCGCGACTTGGTGAACCGCCAGACGGCGATCAGGTCGACGGGCGGGTGATCGTAGCCTTCGGTCAGCAGCATTGCATTAACCATGACGCTGCCGGGGCCGTCGGCTTCCCAGGCTGCAATCTGGCTGCGGTCCTCGCCGCTGCAGTAGTAGGCACGGAGTCCGGCCGCATTCAGGGCCTGCTGTACCTTCTGCCCGGTCGCGCAGAGCGGGACGAAGATCAAACCCTTGCGGTCATGGCCATGCTCGGCGAATCCGGCTGCAAGCTGCGGGATGTAGGGATCAAGGGCGGTCGCGCAGTCGTTTGCTGATGGCTCGCGCTGGCCTTTGGGGATGCCGGTTATGTCAACCCGGATCGGCATTGCCTGAATCCGAATCGGCGCAAGGAACCCCTCGGAGACAGCCTGACCGAGGGAGTACTCGAAAGCCAGGCTCTCGAAATACTGTCCCAGGTTCTTCTTGTCTGCGCGGTCGGCGGTGGCCGTCACCCCGAGAACCTTGGCCCCATCGAAGTGCCCCGCAGCCCGCTGGTAGCTTTCGGAAATGCAGTGGTGAGCCTCGTCAATGATGATGTGCGAGTAATGCGCCTGGTCGTAGCGGTCCAGACGCTTCTGGCTCATCATGGACTGGACGCTGCCGACGGTGACGCGCTCCAGCGCATTGTGGGCGGTCTCGTCGGCCTTCTCCACGGCGCAGGCGAGGCCGGTAGCGGTCCGCAGTTTGTCCGCTGCCTGGGAAAGCAGCTCGCCCCGGTGCGCAAGGATTAGGACACGGCCGCCCTTTGCCACGACATCGCGGGCGATGTGCGAGAAAACGATCGTCTTGCCTGTGCCTGTTGGAAGCACAAGCAGCGTGCGGTCCACGCTTTGCCATTGGTCAAATACCGCCTCTTTGGCGGCCTGCTGGTATGGTCTCAAATTCACGGATACACCCTCCTGATTTACCCTTTGTTGTTGGAAGCGGGCCTTTTATCGCCATGCCCAGGGCGTCCGGGGAGGAATGCCTAGAACTGCAAGCCGCCGGGCTGTTCTCCCGGTGCCAGCCAGGTCTTGATCTCGTTCTGGGATGCGTCGCTGCCGTCCTTCTTTTTCCAGGTGCGCACACCGATCACGCAGTTGCCCGTCTGCCCTACAATCGCCTTCCTGGACCAGTCCGGGCAGAACGGGCCTTCGGACCCGTGTTCGCGCTGGCCGATTGACGCAAAGAACTGCAGCAGCAGGAACTGCAGTTTCTTGTGGAGCGGGAGCTCCTCATCGAATGTGGCGGTTTCTCCGCTCTCGGTGTGTTCGACCAGCAGCTTGAGCACGGCGATGTTGCACTCGCCAAGCTTGCCCTTGGTCTTCCGCGTCCGGGAGAAGTCCAGGATCTCGAAGGTGGCCGGACCCTCGGGCAGGACTGTATAAACGGTCGGTTCGAGTTCGTCATCCCAGCCGAGTTCGTCGGGATTCGTGTTCTGTGTCTTTTCGCTCATGGTCTTGGTTCCTCCCTCTCTTGTTGTTGTCGTTTATGCCGCAGCCAGAGCAACAGCTTTGGCGGCGAGTTTCTTCCAGGTCTCCGGGTCGCAGATTTTTTCGACGTAATCGTCGGGCATGTCCGCGGGTTCGACGGTGTCGGGCAGGTGCCCGGCTGCAACGTAGGTTGCCTTCAGCATGGCTGGGGTAATGCCGTCGCGCTGCATGAGCTTGCGCAGCTTCGGCTGCAGCAGTGATAGCGTGTCGTCCGCTTGCACTGGATCCGGTTTCGCCTCCTGTTCCGGTTTGGCCTGCTTTGTTGCAGGTTTGGCCTTTGCAATTTCAGGTTTGGCCTGTTTTGTTGCAGGCGGTTCATCGTCTACCGGTTTCGCCGCCGGTGTGGTCTTGGCTGTCGTGGGGCGGGTCTTCGCAGCCTTGACGGCTTCGACAATTTCCGGCCAGTGGTCGAGAAGGTGCTGAACCACATCAAGCGGGAGATCGTCTGCCAGTTTGGCGTCCTTGTCGGCCAGGCCTTCCGTCTGGCAGTAGCGGACAAGTCCGATCGGGGAAACCGAATCATTGCAGACCCGTTCCATGAGTTCATCGCGCACGGATGCCTCCGCCTTGGTTTCCTTGCTGCCACCGGCGACGCCTTTGGACGCAACGCCATCATCATCATCCTCGGCCGCAATGCCAAGGGCGGCGCAGATGCTATAGCGCCGCGCATAGGTGAGATAGCTTCCCAGCTCCTGGGCGGCTGCACCGCGCGGGAGCGGCAAGGCGCTCTCGATGACCTGGCCGCTCTCGTGAACCAGCATCGTGACCAGCGTTACGCTTTCCGGGCGCGTGTCGATCCGCTGGATCAGCGCGAGCCCGTTAGCGGCCAGCACTGGCCGCACATGATCAATGATGCTTCCAAGGTCAGCATAGCTGTAACTGTACTTACCCGTGCTGACCGTCTTGTTCTTTGCCGGGTTCGTCATCTTGCCCTGCGCCTTCACCAGGGCTGACGCCAGCTTCGTGATGTCCGGTGCAGCCGTTGTGATTCCTAATTCTCCCTGAATCGCCTCCATGTTCTTTCCTCCCCTTGTTGTGTTGTTGTGAAATCAGTCAAACGATAATGTTTCCGGCAGTGGTTTTCTGGCGGTTGCCTTGGCTATGGGTTTCGCCGGGGCGCGCTCGCCCACCTGGTGCCCGTCCTCGATGACGAGCGAACACTCGTCCCCGGTGGAGACCCGCGTCCCGATGGCCTGCAGGCCCTTGGCTTCGAGCCAGGCGGCAAACTGCCGGAGCTGCTTGACGTCCATGCGTTCCATGCTGTCCAGCAGAACGAACCCGCACTCGGGCTTTACGGCCGCGCTGATCGCAACCGCGACACGGAGCTGCTCGCTGCCGCTCATGCAGTCCCAGGGCTGGCCGTTGAACAGCAGTTCGCCTGCCTCCCCGATGGCAAGACCGTCCATTGGCATATCGACGCTGGAGAGCAGCTTCAGGCGCTGGGCCCGCAGTTCGTCAAGCTTCTCCGTGATCTCCCTGTACTGTCCCTGTAGGTCGGTTGCTTCCGCCTCGGCCTTGCGTTTGTCCAGGTTGCTCCGGATCTTGGCGTTGGTGGCGTCGATCGCTTCCATTTCCTGTTCAAGGGCGGTGGTGTCCTCATCCTGCAGGTCGACGATCGAGGCCTTGGCTTCGCGCTCTTCGAGCTTCAGGCCGGCAACTGTGGCCGTCTTCTCGTTCAGCCGTTCGCGTTCCTCGTTCAAACGGGCTTCCAACTCAGCGATCCGTTGCTTCTGGCTGGCAACCTCGGATTCGGCCTGCGCGATCTGCTTGGCAACCTGTCCGGCACGGCGGCGGGTCTCGGCGTTGCGGGCATTGATGGCCAGTGCCTTCTGGAGCTTGTCCGTCATCTCACGGCCTGACAGCGGCTCCTCAGGTAGCCCCTCGATGTAGGGCAGGTCTTCCGCATGCTTGGCCTTGCGCGTGGCGATGACGCCCAGCGCGTGGCGTTCATCGAACATTCGCTTGACCTCTTCATTCATGTCATTGAGCTGCTGCCCTAGATCCGGAAACAGGTCCAGCAGCATGTGCGCCTTGTCCGTCTGGCTGGCGTTCATGAACTTCGGCAGGTCCAGCGCAAACTGATTCACGAACTCATTCAGCAGTTCCTGGCCACTGCGGCCGTCCGGACTGGTGATCTTCAGTGACCCCTGACCGCGACGCTCGACGATTATGCCGTTGGACAGCGTCACCTTGGTTGCCAGCTTCTCGGCACCCTCGCGCATCGCATTGCCCGGCTTGTACCGGTCCCCGCCCAGCGTCCACATGATGGCGTCAAGCACGCTCGTCTTGCCCTGGGCATTGTTGCCCCCGATGACCGTCAGCGTTTCCCCCGTGCAGTCATAGGCGACGGCCTTGACTCGTTTAACATTCTCGACTTCGAACTGATTGATCTTGACCATGATTCTACCCTTCCTGTTGTTGTATTGCTTCCACCCGTATCTGGATTCCCGGCACATCCGCCCAGAATTTCTGGACCTCCAGTCGGGCCACCTGCCCGTCGTCGCGCCAGACACACAGCCTCGTCAGGCAGTCCTCCAGCATCTTGATTAAATTCGAGCAATCCGGCGCCACGTCCATGTGCCGCAGCCCGGACGTGCGGTTGCGCTTCGGCTCGCTCTTGCGCCACGGCCAGCAGAACGAGACCTCCAGCATGACCGGCCCTTGCTCGATGGTTTCCCATTGCGCGGGCAGCTCCGAGCGGATCAGCAACAGCAGATCGCTCTCGGCCCGAGCGACGTGCGCCTTCTTGAAGAAGCGCACGCCCCCCGCCACCCTGCACGCCCCTTTCTGCTGGCTTGTCGCCTTCGGGGGCGTGCAGGGAATCCATAAGGACAGTACGCGCATCACGCTGTAGCCTTCCGCTTGATGAACTCCATGCGGGCGGCGTTGTCGCTGCGGCCAAGCTGTTTTGCCTGATGCAGCCGACGCGAGAGCTGCTCGTCGTCCAGCGTTGCCGGATCGAGGTTGAATAGAGACATATCCGGGGCAGGCTTTGTCTTGACCGCCGCTTCGCGAACCTTGTAGATCGCTCGGCCCGTGCGTTCGAACACGTCAGGGTTCGAGGGAAGGCTCTTGCCGATCTTTTCGGCGATGTCCTTTGTCGCTGCGATGCCATTGCTCGCGACATAGGCGGCCACAACATCGGCGACAGCCATCGGTCCCTTGCCAGCCATGACGGCCATTATGGCGCTTTTGTAGTTATGCCGCGCCGCCTTGGTCTTGGGCTGCACCTTCGCCTTGACCTTCGCCTTGACCTTCGCCGGCGGTGGCGGCGTTACATTGACCACCTCGACGACCGGAGCACCAGTTACCTCGGCGTACTGCTCCGCCTGCGTCTGCCCGCGGAAGGCCAGCAGCAAGCCGACCTTGCCGGCACTCTCCGTGATGGTTGCGATGGCCTCGTCGATGCGCGTGATGTCTTGCTCGGTCATCTCGACGATGACGTTACCCTCTGTTGTTGTCCCGATCTGCTTCATTGTGTTTCCCATTCGTTGTTGGATTCCCCGCCGCTGCTGTTGTCTCGGTCTTTCGAGTAACCGGCCCGTATTCTGCCACTCGGCAGGCGGAGTACAGCGGCGGGGAAAAGTGTTATTTCAGCGTCTGCCTGATCTCGTTGATGCGCAGGTTCTGCGCGGCGGCAAAGTCCGGCTTTACCAGACCCATAGTTTCCAGCGTGTCCAGCAGCAGGATCAGTTCCTTGAGTCCGGAGCTGTTGATGAACGTGTACAAGCTTCGCAGATCGCTGATGATCTCGGCCTTGATGTAGTCACAGAAAAGCTCGTCGACTACCGCAAACTCATCACGTCCCCCCTTGACCTGCTTCTCGACGTACTCCATAAGTCTGGCGATGATCATGTAGGGATCGCCAGGGATACTGTCGTCATCATCCGGGTCAATACCAATAGCCTCCATAATGCGAGGAGATTCGACACCACCTTCCAGACCCTGGCACGACAGTTTCTCGCGAATGATGAACCCGAGCGCAACCACCATGAACGAGTTGCCCTTGCTGTCGGCACGGAAGTCCCGTGGCTCGATGGCGTCGGCGATTTCGCGGGCGATTTCGCGGGATTGCTCGATGTGCCTTGTGTCGCGATACGACGCTGGCTGGTCTCCTGTCTTGCTGCCTGTGCTGCTGCCATCGCCATCCTCGCCATCCTCTTCCGCCCGTTCAGCGGTCTTCGTGTCGGCATCCAGCACGACCGAGACGCAGGGCGAGAACTCCCCGTCCTCAACCACGCAGAATGCCGGGCGGATCAGCCGCTTGTACTCGGGTTTGTCAAGGTCATCGCTCATCTGGTACTGCCAGCGGGGGATGACGCTTGTTTCCTCAGGCAGGTAGTCGGTGTTCATCGTCTGATAGCCTGATGTGACCACCACGAGCCTATCCCCGTGTTTCTGCACGGCCCTCTCGTATTCGGCCCGCATCCACTCATGCTGCTTGCGCTCGAAGCATTCCGGCGAATGGCAGGTGGCGCGTTCCCCGGCATCCTCGAACAGGTCCGGCTGGCTCGCGCTGTTGTACTCGCAGTTCTTGCATCGTGGCTCCATCGTCAGGAACGAAGCCGGGGCCTTTTCCAGCGTCGTGAAATGCACCGCCAGCAGGCGGGAGAAGTCGCTTGCCGAGATCCCGCGGTAGTTTTCCTGCGTTTCCGGACGCATATCTAGGAACAGCTTTGTCTGCACGACGTGGTCCAGCCGGGCCAGCAGCTCAAGATGCGCCGAGGACCAGCCGCAGATTGTGGAGGCCGGTGTCTCGAAAAGCTCCGCCCAGTGGCTTTCCAGGTCGGCCAATGCCGCGCGACGATATACCCATGAGACCGACCGGCCAATGTGCGCGGCGACGGCGGCCGGATCCCCGCTGGAGCGCAGCAGCATCTTGATGGAACGGCCCTCCTCCAGCGGCGTCAGGTCTACGCGCTGCAGGTTCTCCAGGGCGGTGGCCTCGATGGCCTG